CAAACTCTTGGTCAAACTGTAGTGCAGATGTATTTGCAATTGTCATCTCTTTCCATTTTTCATCACGGCCTGGTACGTCATACCAGTTAACCGTAAATGGTTTGAATTCGTTTGTATTCTGACACGCACCTTCCCAGAGTTTATGGAAAGTATTACCGATACCATTTGCGGTTGATGTCACAATTACTTTGGTATCTGTACCCGCAGATATTACTGGGTAAGTAGAAGTATAGAATTCGTTTGCACGTTCTACAAACGCAAACTCGTCAAGGTATAGTAAGTTGACTGACATACCACGAATAGAACTACCAGATGTTGCACTCGCAATGATACGACTATTATTACTAAATTCTAATGACCCTTTGTTAAGTGCTTTAGTGCCTGGTTGTAAAAAGAATGGTAAGTTCTCTAACATCAAAGTTATTCTTGCAAGCATCTCTCTCGCAACTTGTCCTTTGTTTGCAAGTATAGCAATTGTTTTTTCTGGGTGAAAACATGCATACCATAAAAGATATGCAACCGAACTAATTGATTTACCAGATTGACGACATGCAAGTACTATAGAAAATCTATTCTTATCAAAATGATTAAACATTTCTTCTTGATAAGGATAGAGTTTGAATGGTACAAGACCGTCATCTAAAGAAATAACCTTAAGATACTTTGTGCAAAAGTATACTGGGTCATTTACACACTTGACATATTCGTTGACTTCTTTCTTAGTAAACTCATGTTGAACACCGTCTCGTTTAACATTAATATTACCGAGATAAGTATCACTCTTCTGGTTCAACATCTATAACATTCTCGTCTGGTTTTATTTGTTTTAACATGCGTTGCAATTCTGTAGTAGTTCCAACAAAAAGATTATTCGTAGTACTTTCTAATTGTTTTACTTCATCTTGAGATTTTGCTTTCTGCATTTTGATATTTACATCTAACAACTTATCATTTACATCTGATATTTGTTTTATCATATTACCAAGTACTTCAAATGCACGTGGGTGTTCAGACTCCTTTGCGACTTCTAACATCAAGTCAAGGGACTCTTTACTCTTTTCTATAAGTTCATAGTAAGTCTTACGACTGTACTCGTAATCTATATCTACATTTTTATTTTCTGTTTCTTTCATAATCGGTCTCCAACCACCCCGTCATAATGTATTTATCTTCTTTTAAATCTGGATTTGCACGATGCGTGTGTGTAAAGTATGCAGGCCATATTACTAGTTTACCAGTTTCGGGTTTTATTGATAATTTTTGATGCATAAAATCAGTATATCCAGTATCAGTATCATTTAAATAAAACATCCAAGTAGCAAATCTTTCTCTAAGAATTTCCCATTTTTGTGAGAATATTGGTAGTTCAGAATGCCACATAGTAAACCCACCACCCTCTATACTCTTTTGAAGTTTATATCCAGTAATTTTATAATGACCTTGTCCCATTTTTAGTTTTTTTAAATAATCTTTCCAATGTTCACGAATGACAGAATTTAATTTATCACGAAAAGGTATAAATGACTCAAACTTATTGCAATTAGCAATAGAAACATCATCTCTTATTTCATTAGAAACATTCATGTAGTTGTGTCCATAATCTCCACTAGTTATCTTGTTCTCAAACCAAGATATCATATCATTACAAACCTCTTTACTTAGAGTGTTTTTTTCTTCATAAATCATAAATTACTTGGATTATCTGAGTCAACCTCATTAAATCCATAATCACTATCTGCACTTACTCCACTTGGTGTTGGTGTTATTTGTATTGTTTTGAGATAATCTCCACTATCTAGAGCACTATCCATAATGAATAAATTATTACTAACTTCACGGATAATTTTAGATTGACCTAGAGGCCCGTAGAAGTTTATTTTCATTTCAAAACTTAGAGTATACACAATAGTTCTTCTTTGTTCTATTGCACCTTCAAAGTCATCTGAAAAGTTTGTACTTGTCAAGGTAATTGGTACATCTTCTGTTAAGTCAGTAATATTACTAAATGGTTTTACAGTCACGGTATATTGTGGTGTAAAGAATGGAAACACTTGTTCTACTATTTGCAGTGCATCATCTTGAGATTTTGCATAAACATTTAAATCAAAGTTTATATTATATGGTGTATGAGAAAATATCTTTTGTCTTGTTGTACTACTACCACTAACCACCTTACTTATATTATTCATTTTATTTAATTGTCTTGTTTCATCATAGGTAATACTTGTAATCTCAAAAGACATTCTTGGTAATTTGATTGCAACTCTTCTTTCTGCTTCTTCTCCATTGTTCATAGACTCAAGTCTTGCAATAAAGTTTCTCTTTGGTGCATATGATAATGGTACTTTAACTTGTGAAATAGTTTGTCCCGCAGAATTTTTTCGCAGTACATATAAGTTATTAAATAAAGAACCAAAAACACTTACTGCACTTCGGACTCTTTTGTGATAAAAATAAGTACCAAACATTACTGCATATCTCCAAACGGATTAGACTCGGTAAAGTCTAGGAAGTCAGACTCAAAGTCATCAAAGGTTTTATTCTGATTATCATTCAGTATATCATTTATTTGATTTATTGAAGTCGGAGTCACGACATGATTACTTTGGTCTCCAATAATAGTTTTAGTAGTAGTCCACTCATGGAATAATCCGTCAGTTGCACCACTATGAATTAAATGTAAAGTATTACCAGAGTCAGATGCAAATGCAACTTCACCTTTCATCTGATAAGTATCGAATACTTGTGTGACTGTTTCTCCTACAATAAATCTACCGCCACCTGAGTCAACTGATAAATTGTATTTGAAAGAACCTTCTTGTTCTATATCTTGAATTGTTTCTATACCAGTATCAAAGTCTTCTCCACTGTATTCAAACAATTCACATTGTAATCTAAATGTTGGTAATTGACTTAACTGATAGAATGGTGTTTCAGTTTCAACTCTCCTGATTTCAAAACAAGAGTTTGTTAAAGTTAAATAAATTAAATCGCCTTCTCTTGGTCTAAAGTTTTGTTTCTCTAAATTACTACCGATTAGTTGTTTCCACCTTTTTCTAGATACAATAAAGTTTGCTTGGTCTCTTAACTCAATACCAAACTTAGTGAATAAGTCTCCTTCTCCTTCAAACCCTTCTGCACCTTCAATATACATTTCAATCTTATATGCATCAGAAAATCTAGAAGGTATATCATCTAAAAATATTTTATCTAAATTCTTAATCTCTCTTGGAAGATAGTAGACATCTTGTCCATACATCTGGAGTGCTTCGATAATTATATCTTCATATAATTGTTGTTCAGAACGAACTTTGTTTTTGAAATATTGATTAGTAGCCACAATCTACCCCACAAAGAAGTTAGGTGGATAGTCGTACTCGTTTCTTAGTTTTTCGTGTTCTCTTTCGAGTTCTTGGTTTGCATCGTCAATAATTTGTCTACCATTTAAGGTCACACCGCCTGGAAGTTGCATTCCTTCAAACTTACTTAAGTTTTCACCCCATTGTTTTTTAATCAATGCAGTAGTATAGTTTTTTAAAAATAGATTGTCATATTGACTACCAACATTTTCATCTAACTCAATATACATTTCCACCATAATAAAATCACCTACCTTTATATCTCCCCCGTCTTTTAAATCCCCAAAAATAAATAAACTATCACTATATCTGTTATAGTGTATTTGTGGGTGTCCAGTAAGTTTTAAATCAATCATTGCAAGATATTGTTGCATATGTTCATAGTATGCAAGGTCTCCTACACCAGTTGCTAAATCTGCAAGGTCATTTAATCGCATTTGATATTTGATATCAAAAAAGTTTACATTTGATGTAGAGTCTCCTATCATGAATACTCTTACTACATCAAGTATTCTGTTTTTAAAACTATTTTCTGCAGAACCAGTTGGGTTGGTTAAATTTATCGAACCGTTGTCTATATGTGCCTGAGTTATTTGTACTGGAAAGTACACTCGTACAGAACCGTCAGCTGCATACTCTCTAAACAACTGTAATGCGTCATCTACCCTATCTTCTAGTTGTTGGTCATCTACATTGATTTCAATAACTGGGTGTCCTAACCTACGAAGACAATAGTCAATTAATTTTGTTCTTGAATTTACGTTTCTATGTGCCATACTACTATTTATACTCCTAGTTCAGTAATGTTCCACTTGCGTTGTAGACGTTTATACGATAGTGTGAACCCGTTTGTCCTTCTAAGGTATCTGCATTTAGTCCACTTCCGTTTGAGTCTACTGTTTGAATAAGTGCCATTACGTGGTTAGCATTTAGTGCAAACTGACCAGCCGCACTATCATAAGTCAACGCATCTGGACTTCCAGTTGATAATGCATTCTTAACAGTTGTGATTGCATTCGCAGAGTCTAAGTCAAAGACACCAGTTGAACTATTGTATGCAAGACCATTTCTACCAGAGATATTACTTCTTGCAAGTGTAATTAAATCTGCAGAGTCTACTGGTAAATTTCCAACTCTTAAATCACCCGCAATTAAAACTTGACCAGCCTCTGACGCATCTATAGTCATTGCGGCGATTTCACTACCACCGTCATTAACTCTAAAAATTATATCTTTATCGGATACAGATGAACGAATTGTTAGGTTCTGAGAACCCATGTCAATTTGACCTACTTCTGTTCCGTCATCGTGGAACTTAATGTTTTCACCACCCGCATCTAAAATTAAGTCTCCAGATACATCTAGAGTTAAATCTCCAGTTTTTGTAATGTTAGAACCACCAATATCAACAGAACCATTAAACAATGCTCTACCCGCATCAGACATATCAAAGGTCACTGCAGTAATTTCTGAACCACCGTCATTACCTTTTATAACAACGTCCCCGTCTTGAATAGGCGATTTAATTACTAAATCATTAATACTTCTACTAAAAGTACCAAAATGTAAATTGTCATCTGAAAGTTTTACATCAGCACCATTCGCATCTAATGTTATATCTCCTTCTATATTTAAAGTAAAGTCTCCCGCATCTGCAATAGATGAACCGTCTATAGTAAGGTCATCTACTATTAATTTATTAGTGTTTAATACAGTAGATACCGCAACATTAGTAAAGGTTGCACTATCCCCGATATTAATGTTATCGATGTTAAGTGTTCCGACTGCAAGAT